AGTGAGTTCAGCTTGATTTACAGTCTTTTCCATTTCATCAAAAGCTTTTGACCAAGACCAGTTTGAAGGATTATTTGAATTATACATAGTTATTTATTTTATTAGTTTATTATATTATCGACACTTTGTCGTAATTAGTTTGTAACTGAGTGAGAAATCGAATCTCACTTCCAACCATTTCAGTTATGTGTTGAGTAATATGTTCGTGTTATTTATAGTCGTTAAAGTATTACTATCAACTTCGACTTTGACTCGTTCATTTTTGATTTACCAGTAAACGAGTAGAACTAACTGGACTTTTAGTTTTTAAGACTGAGTACTTAATTCTCTGCAGAATTTAGGAACAGTATTACTATTTGTATAAGATTTATACTTTTGAAAACAATTCATCTCGTCAAATTTATTTTGAAACTCATTATAAATTTCATCATGATTATAAGTGAATGTAATGTCTTTTTTGTTAGTGAAAGTGACTACTGTATTAGTACCTATTAGTGACTTTCTGATTACAAATCTTTTTGTTGTTAAGTTATTAGTTTTCATATTATTTATTTTTTATTTAGTTATTATTAATTTAGTTTAGTTATATATATTATCTGTTTGTTGTCGTATTTAGTTTGTGTTGTGTAAGTGTAGTTTTGTTTAGTTATTAATTTTAGTTTAGAAGTGTATCGCGTAAACTCTCTGTAATTTACATTTTAAATTCCATTAAATGAAATATAGTTTATAATTCCGTGAGTGATTATGTTATAAGCTATCAATGTTATTAGTGATGTTAAAGATATTAGTAATAGTTTCATATTGTTTTTATTTATTTGTTAGTTATATATATTATCTAACGAAGCTCGTAAATAGATTGTGTACTTATTAGTATGTCAAAATGTTAGACGCTAAAAGGTTACACAATTATGCATCGAAATAACTGACGAAGACAAAATATTAATCTAAAATTGATGGGGCCCGTGAAATATAAAATCGTTTTACTGACGAAATACAAAATTATATTGTGGGGTGCAGTACTCTACTCCTATATTTCTAGTATATTTTAAAAAAACAGTGACATTTGCCTCTTAAAGCTACCTAATAAGGGGTATTTGTCACCCTATAATGTAGTATAAAAGATGTAAATATGTAAAAATACATGTAAATAACTATATTATACAGTAATATAAAAGAAATTTCAAAAATCAAGCATAAATGCCAATAATAACTACATATCCGTTTAAAGAAGCTCCATTGAATGAAAAAGATGAGATACTAATATCGGATTCTGCGTCTTCTAATCCTAAATTAAAGACTAAGACGACTAATATTATAGCATTAAGCAAGATTATTAACTTAAAATCTACTTTTGTCTTCCATCAAGCCGTACCAAGTGATACGTGGGTAATAGAACATAACTTAAATAAGTTTCCATCAGTAACGGTGGTTAACTCTCATAAGGAAGAAGTGATTGGTAGTTTACAATACAACACAACAAATAAATTAACATTAACTTTTAGTGCGCCTTTTTCAGGGGATGCATATATAAACTAACAAAATGGCAATAAAATTTTTAGATAACTTAGATTTAAACGGTAATCAGTTATTAAACTCAAGATTAGAGGTTTTAGCATCAGACCCTGGCAGCGCAAATTCAGGTGATATAATATATAATTCAACATCTAACGTATTTAAGTTCTATAACGGCTCAGCATGGATAGATCCATCGGCTGGTAGTTATACAAGTTGGCAACTATCAGGAGATTCAGGTAGTGGAACTATAGTTAATGCTTCACAAGTTACACTTTCAGGAACAGGAGCTATTAATACGGCTTTAACTAACCCAACTGGAAACATATTTGTAGTTGGAATAAGTATAGATGCAGCAACATCTACACAAAGAGGTGCTGTAGAATTATTTTCTGACACAGCTCAATCAGTAGCAGCTAATTCAGTAACAACTACAGCTAGTAGAACTTATGGTTTACAATTAAACGCCGCTGGCCAAGGTGTGGTTAATGTACCTTGGACTGATACGTCTGGTATGACTAGCTGGAACGCTAATATATTCGGCGGAGCCTCAGGACCATTTACTATAGGTCAAGATGGTGATTTAACAATAAAGCCAGGTAGTAATATGGATATTTCATTAGCTGGAAGTAATGACGCTGCTAACTATACTATTGGTCTTGCTAATAGTGGTGTTACAGCAGCTTCTTATACTAATGCAAGTATTACAGTTAATGCAAAAGGTCTAATAACTTCTGCTTCTAGCGGTACAGTGTCTAATACTACTTACACTTTACCAACTAGCGTACCATTCAGTAACGTAGCTGCAATAACACTTACTGGTAGTGATAGTTCTCTCGATGTTGTTAATTTTATAGGAGCGGCTAATCAAACTAAAATAAACGCAGCAACACAGGGAAGTGTTACGATTGGCCTAGCAGATAATGTTAGCACAGTTGGTGATTTAACAGTTGGCGGTGGTGATATAACCTTAAGTGGCACAGGTCGTATTCAAGGCATCGACACAGTTTCAGCTGGTACAGATGCAGTAAATAAAACATATGTTGACAATTCTGTAGTTGGTAACTTAGTATTTCAAGGTGGTTATAACGCTGCTAGTAATACACCAGATCTTGATTCAAATCCATCATCAAGTATTAAAAAAGGTTGGGCATACGTTGTAACGGATCCTGGTAGTTTCTTTAGTGAAACTGTTGAAGTAGGAGATTTCTTATTTGCTCAAAGCGATGCTCCAACAGCTTTATCTGATTGGGTAACTGTTCAAAATAACGTTGGCTTAGCAACAATATCTACAGTTGGTATTGGTAATGTGAATGCACAAACAGGACCAACTTCTAGCAACCAATTGACAGGTATTGATGTGCGGTATTCAAGTGGCACGGCACAAGTTGGTATTGATATACGCTCTCAAGATAATTACACAGCTGGATCTGTAGATGTAGATAATGATCTTCTTCTAATAAGCCAAAACACTGATGTTAATGGAGATACTAAGAATAATAAAATTACTCTTAATAGTTTAAAAAGTGCTATAGGATTAAAAACGTTTAAAGGAACAAGCGCTTCTGGAACAACACATACCTTTACTCATAATCTAAATACTAGAAATGTAATGGTACAATTGTTCGATACTTCTAGTTTCGATACTGTTTATGCAACAGTTGTTAGAACTAGCGTAAATGTAGTTACTGTTACAACTGCAGCTTCAGCAGATATAACTTGCTTAATAAGCGAAGTATGATAATATAAAATCAAATCAAATAAAATTAAATTAAATGGCAGTAAATTTTTTAGATGGCATAACAGTTGACGGCAATGTGGGTATAGGAACTACTAGCCCAACTGAAAAGCTACATGTCAAAACTTCAGGTGTAGAAATTGCAAAATACGAAACTACAGCTACAGCTGATTTAGCAATAGAGTTAGCCAATTCACAAGGAAGTATGTTCTTTGGACTAGGAGGCGGTGAGCAGTTTGGAGTCGGAACAACATCAGATTTAAATGGAACTGGTAATTTGTTTATAATAGAACAAGGCGGAAATACTGGCATTGGAACTACTAGCCCAGGCGCTAAACTAGACGTAAATGGAAACATGGTTGTTAATAGTAGCGGTACAGATGGAGGTTTAGAAATGGGAGTCTGGGCCAACTCAAGTTCTTATAACTTTATAGGCACAAAAAATATGACTGGCTTAGAATACGCTATGATATTTGATGGCACTAACACTTTTGTAGGAGCAGGGAATGGTGGATCTTTAAAATTAAGAGGTCCAGCAAATGATTCAAATCCATCAATAGTTATATCTGCTACTACTTGTACGGTAGATGCTGGCACTAGTACTGGTCAAGGAACAATAAGAGCTAAGTATAACTCTTCTGATAATTCAGCTGGTATAACATCTACATTTACAGTTAGAAACGGTAATAACTCTGCTTCTTTAACATTTGTAATAAAAGACGGTGTTGTTACATCAGTTACTAGTAGTGATAGAAGATTAAAGAAAAACATTAAGCTTATCGGTAAATCACCAAGTGGAATTAATATATATGAGTTTCAATATAAAGTTAAGTACGCTAAGAATTATGGCACAGGTAAATTTCAAGGTGTCATGTCAGACGAAGTTCCATGGAGAGCTGTTAGTGTTGATAAAGGTGGTTATGACATGGTGGACTATAGCATGATAGACGTAGAGTTTAAACAACTATAGTATGAAGTTAATACAAAACTGGAGTGACCAAGATAAAACTAAACTTCTAAACAGAATATTAGAAGTGATAGGTGATAAAGAATATTTAGATATAGTAGTATATGGAAGCAGAGTAAGCGGTGACTTTAAAGTTGACTCTGATTTAGATGTAGGTGTTTATGTAAATGAAATAAAAAGATGTCCATGTTGTCAGTTGCATCCACGAGAAATTACAAGCTATGTAAATGGTATATATCGACCTGAAAATGATTTGGGAAATTTCTTTATAATGGATATAACCTATTATACAGCTAAAGACATAGATAATGGAAACTGGACTCAATTTGGAGAAACATATGATCTACCTAAGTATTCTTTAATAACTAACAAGTACTACCCAGGAAACAAAAAAGAAACAAAAAAATTTAAAAAAACAAAATATCAAAATGGCTCAAATACAAACATATCCGAGAAAGTCTTTTTATAACGGCAATGATTTATTTTTAGTTGCAGATAAAACTCCTAACGCACAAGGAGAAATAACAAATGAAACTAAAAGTGTAACTTTGTCTACTGTTGTTGCCGCTGCAATTACAGAGTCTACACCTATTGCTTTAAATTTGACTACTCAAGGTACAAGTGGAGCTGCTAATTTTGATGCTGTTACAAGTACTCTTAATATTCCTGTTTATACAGCTGATACTAATACTACTTACGATTTAACAGCTCCAAGTGCTGGAGTTATTAGGTTAACTGGAAGCGATACTACAACAGATGATGTATCAGTTTCTGGTAGTGGTGGAATAACAATAACACAAGGCGCAGCCAACAATATTAATATAGACGGATCTGGTATATCAGGTGGTGTTGCTCAAGTAACAGCTGCTTCACCAGCTGCTTCAGTAGGCACACCATTAATAGTTACTCCTACAAGTGGTAATGTCACTGTTCAATCAAGAGCTTACGATGGTGGTAATAACGTAGGGCATGTACCTACAGGTGGAACATCTACTACATTTTTAAGAGGTGATGGTAACTTTTCAACAGTAGTTACAGCAACACCTGCATTTAGTCCTATTCCAATAGCTTTGCACCAATCAAGTGAACCTGTTGATTTGCAAAAGACTATTTTGAATCAATTTATTTCTACTGTTAGAATGGCTCCCACTAAGATAATATTGTATTTTCCCACAGCTAACAATGAAGATATAAGTATAGCGATATATAAAGGTACTATTGACCCAAAAGACGGAACATTATTTGCGAGCATAGTTAATGCAAACGTAGGTTCTACAGCTGGGCAAAAACAATTTACTTTACAAAAAGCAAGTGGAGCTGGAAATGATATTGAAGTAGGAGAGTCAATAATACTTGTTTTATCATTTAAAGGTGGTAGTGGTGGCGATACTATGGGAATTATATCAGGTACTAGTGATACGAAACTTGGCCAAATGTCTAACGCTCAAGCTTATGTAAGTAGTGCATTTCCTGGCAATGTTAGTTCTTTTAGCACTTCATTTGCCGCTTTTAGAGGAAGACCAGCGTTTGTACTTTATTAAAAATATTAAATAACCGAACTATCAAGTGATAGTATATAATAACCAACGTTTAACTAAAACCAAATACAATGACGTTTTTATATACCCGCACTAATACGTGGACTAGTGCACCACAACCAAACGAAGAAACCATTAAAATGTGGAAACATATCTCACAGAAGAAAAACTGGAGAATTGTTCAACTACCTAATGGATTTTTACAAACCGAATATAAATCCATAAACTCAGATGAATGGATAGATGTAACTAGAAGAGAAACTATTGATGGCGCTGAAAAAGCTATAGATAGCTCTATTGAACATTATATAAAGAAGTTAGAGTTTACCAAAGGACCGAAAGTAGTTAAAACCTTCGAGTAATATTCAAAACAAATCATATCAAATTAAATTAAATGCAAGAAATACAGTTAGTAAAAACCCTGGCTTTTGGCGATCATGCTAGAAGCCAGGTATTAACTGGTGTTGAGAAACTTACAAATGCAGTAGGTTCAACGCTAGGAGCAAGTGGAAAATGTGTTATACTAGAAGATGCACAAGGAAAACCACAGATAACAAAAGATGGAGTAACAGTTGCTAATAGCGTCGTGTTGCAAGACCCATTAGAAAACATAGGAGCTACTTTAATTAAAGAAGCTGCTCAAAGAACAGTGTCAGATGCTGGTGATGGTACTACTACAGCTACAGTATTAGCTAAAGCAATATTAGATCAAGCTAACGAACACTCTTTGTTAGATGATACTAGAGCAATGAAAAACGGTATTACATCAGGTGTTGATAAAGTTATAAAATATTTAAATAAAAAAAGTAGAAAGGTAAGTGGAGCAAGGATAGACCAAGTAGCTACTATATCAGCTAATAATGATAAGGAGCTAGGCAAGGTTATAGGAGAAGCATTCAGATTAGTAGACGAGACTGGCATTGTTATGATGGAAACAAACGAGCAGCCAGAGACTGTAGTTGAGTTAATAGAGGGTGTTCAATATGACCAAGCGTTAAAGAACAACCATTTTATTACCAACAAACAAAAAGGAACGGCTGAATTAGATAATCCGCTCGTGCTCATTGTAGAGTCACAAATAACCAACATAAGGAAAATTCAGTCGGTCCTTGAATTTATTATTAAAAATGGTAAGAGTCTTCTTATCATTGCAGATGTTGATCAACAAGTAGTTTCAGCTTTAGCTATGAATAAGTCTAAAGGTAATATAAAGGTAAATATATTAGATGCGCCTACTTATGGTATTAGCAAAAAAGATGTGTTAAGCGATCTGTGTGCAGTTACAGGAGCAACTCTTATTAACGAAGATTTAGGAGATGACATGGATATTATACAACCTGAACATTTAGGATCATGTTTAAAAGCTATAACTAATCATGAGGAAACTATATTACAAGTTGATCTTTCAGACAATACTGAGGTAAATGATACGATTAGTTTAATTGAAAGTCAAATTAAAGATACTAAAAATCCTAACATTATAGTCAGACTAGAAAAACGATTAGCTAAGTTAAAAGCTAAAGTTGCTACAGTTAAGGTTGGCGCTAATTCTGAAATAGAACTTAAAGAGAAAAAAGATAGAGTTGAAGATGCTATTTGTGCTACAAAAGCTGCTATAAAAGAAGGTATAGTATCTGGAGGCGGAGTAGCTTTATTAAACGCTAGCTTTAATTTGAAACCAATTTGTATTGGTGAAGAAGTATTATACCAAGCTATAAGGAGACCTTACGAATTAATACTTAAAAACGCTGGTATAGAAAATTTAACTAAACTTGAAGATGGTAAAGGTTTAGATGTGGTTACAGGAAAAACGGTTGATATGGTAAAAGCCGGAATAATAGATCCTTTGTTAGTTACTAAAAGCGCATTAATAAATGCTGCCTCTGTTGCTAATACTATATTATCTACTGATTGTGTTATAAATAATATTAGAGCATGAGAGCAATAGGTAAATATATAGTTATAAATCCTATTAAGGAAGTTGATACAACTACAAAAGGAGGTTTAATTCTAGCTGAAAAGCAAAGAGAAGACGTTAGATACAGAAGAGCTATGGTTGTAGAACCTGGCTCTGATGTTTCTATATTAAAAAAAGGAGATGAAGTTTATTACGACAAATCATCTGGATTTAATATTGAAATAAAAAAAGAAGAATATAAAGTTATTAAAGAACATGATGTAGTTATTATATTATGAGAAAATTAACTTCTTCTGATCTTAAAGATCTTAATTTATTAAAACATTACAGAATAATACGTAAATGGGCTTGCAAAACATGTAATCTTAATGATGCAGACCTTGAGTTATTGATATACTTAGATGCATTAAATATGTTTACTAAGGATGATTTTAAGAAAGGTACGTACTCTTATAGCTGGGACAACAGGCGCTGGAACAGATTATTGAAACAAGGGTGGATTACAGTGTGGAGGAAAAGAAACCACACCACTCAAAAATATCACATATATAAAGTATCCTACAAGTGCAAACAGTTAATAAGTAGAATGTATCGTATTATGTTAGGTGAAGAAGATATGCCTACTAAAATATTAAATAAGAATAATAAATATAGTTACAAGGTTATGGCAAAAGCTATAGGCTTTGCAAATAAAGATAAGTTATGAAAAATAGAAAATCACCATTTAAAATTGTAGACCCAGTTAGTGGAGCTCCAGTTAATGTACCAGGTCAAATGGTACCAGGCCAAATGCCTATGCCAAATAGAGCAGGTGTACCTGATAGAAGTTTAAATAGTATGCAGCCTATGGGAACAATAGTAGATCCAGGTATGCAGTCAGCACAGCAAGCTCAAGCTTTTCAAAAGTTTAATAATATAGCTCAGAACATGCCACCATCTCCAACTCAAATGAAGTCTCCAGTTAATAACTATGATGATCCAGGAACAGCGCAAACCATAGATAATTCTTTAGGTGCGGCAGAAGGTGTTTTAGCAGCACAAAGGGCAGCTTTAATGGCAGATGATGAAGAAGATGGAGAAGATGAAGATAAAAAAAAACTAGATAAAGCAAAGGAAAAATATAAAAAAGATATGAAAAACCCTGCTAAGTCGTATAAAAAAAATCAAAAACAAATTGAAAAAGGCAAAGGTGTAAGACCAGCTTTTGGATAATCAAAAACAAAGATATGAAACCAATTACAGGAACAGGAGTAAAATTAAAATGCGGATGCGGTAAGCTAGGCACGAGAGTTATGAAAAGTAATAACTCTACAATCACACCAACATTAAGACAAATCGATAATATCGAATATAAAGGTAATCCAGCATTATTAGCTCAAAGATAATGGGTTTAGAAGATTTAAAGCTGTACTGTTTAAATATAACATCAGCTACGGTTGTTAGTCTAGGATGGCTAGAGCCTGTATTGTCTATACTATTGTTATTAACCACTTTAGGTTATACTGCTCACAAATGGTATTTACTAAAGAAAAAAGAAAAATAAAATATGAGCTGGAGAGATAGTTTTTTAAGCAAGAGCCCTATAAAAATCACTGAAGGAGAAACGGAAACTGCTAGAGCTAGAAGAGAAGCAAATATGGATTTTCATAAAGCAGAGCAAGAATCATTTAAAAGGTTTAACAAAACACCTGAAGGAGAAGCTGCGTATAACTTGTATATGAACAATCAAGTAGCAGACGGCGCTAAGATGGATCCTAAGACAGGCATGATAAAGGTTGTAAATAGAATGACTGGAGAAACAAACTTAGTAAACGTTGGTGAAACTAAGAAAGTTAAAAGAGATTATTTTAATGCTGCAGGTAATTTTAGAGTACAAGATGCAGAGTATCAAGAAGCAGATAAAAAAATAAAATCAGGTTTAAAAGGAGGAGCTTTAGCTAGTGAAGAAGCAGGTGTGACTGAACTCGTAAATAGATAAAATGAGAAATATAAAAGAAATTATTATACATTGCTCTGCTACTAGAGAAGGACAAGACATACCAGTTGAAACAATAAGAGACTGGCATGTTAACTCTAGAGGGTGGAGCGACATTGGCTATCATTTCTACATCGAACTAGATGGAACTATTAAAAAAGGTAGAGATATAGATCGTGTCGGAGCTCATTGCAAGTCGCATAATAGAAATAGCATAGGGTTATGTTATTGTGGAGGCGTTGAAGCAGATGGTAAGACTCCGAAGGATACTAGAACACAAATACAAAAAGAAAGTCTGTTACATGTCCTTAAAACGTTAAAGGCTATGTATCCAGATGCTATTATTTATTCACACAATGAGTTTGCTAATAAAGCATGCCCATCATTTGACGCAACCAATGAGTACAAAGATCTCTGAAAACACTAACATACAACTTGATTTAAAAACTGTAGTAGCGATAATAATGGTTACAGCCTCTTTTGTAGGTATGTATTATACACTACAAGCAGATATTGAAGAAGCTAGAAAATTACCACCTATAGAAGTTACTCGCTTAGAATATGAACTAAAAGAAGAGTGGAACGAGAAGATGATAATCCAACTAAAAGATCAAGTAGAAATGCTTGAGCAGACTCAAGATATATTAAAAGAAGAAATTGGTATAACTGCTAGTATGATTAAAGATGGTACAGAAGCTGATGGTAAGCTAGAAGAGCTTAATAGACAGTTAGAAGAATTACAGAACAAAAAACCTAATACTAGAGTAATAGTAAAAGAAGTAAAAGTTGATAAAAAAGGTAGAAAATTATAAGTTATGAAAAAAGTAAATAACTCACCAGCGTTAAGAAAACTATCAGCATCTTGTAAGGCTGCTGCTAGAAAAAAGTTTGATGTTTACCCATCAGCTTATGCTAATATGTGGGCTTCTAAACAACAAGGTAAAGGTAAGTGTTAAAATGTTTGAAGAGTTTGATTATTCTCAATTTAAGAATATGCCTCCTCCTGCAGATGGTTCATTAAGAACTTTATCAGAGATAAAATCTTTAAAAAACATACCTATTAACAAAAGCTTTGTAAAAAAGAGAGACAACATATATGGATCTTTCAAAGAAGTAGCAGATAAAAAAAATATAAAACTAGACAAACAGGAAATAGATAAATTAACAGATGGATCTGCTAGTGTTATATTAAAGCTAAAAAAATATTATAATAGACCTAGGCCAAAAGATCAAGCAAAACAATATGGTATTGACATAGATACTTTAGAACTAGCTTCTATGAAAACACCATCTTATCCTTCAGGTCACTCTGCCCAAGGCGTATTAATAGGTAATTATTTAGCTGATAAATACGACAACGATGAGTTTTTGCAAGTAGGAAACGAAATATCAGACGCTAGAAATGTAGCAAGAGCTCATTATAAATCTGATTCTGATATGGGTAAAAAATTAGGAAAAGCTATGTATAACCACTTAAAACAAAATGGAAGCAAGTAAATTAAAAAAAGTATCATCACAGCTTAAAAAATCAGTTAAAGCTCACGAAAAGCAAGCTAATATAATTGATGGTTATTTAAGTAGCATTAAAGATAAAAGTCCTGCTATGAGAAAAGTTAGAGCAAAAGGCGGTGGTACTAAAAAAGTATGTTTACCTTTAGCTAAAATTAGAAGCATGAGCTCTGGTGAAAAATCCAAAATAGTTAGAGCTAAAAGAAAAGCAGGCGCAGCAGGTGAATATAAAAGATCTTCTAAAAGTAATACTACAGGCACTAGTAGTGGAGGTAGTTTAAAAAACTGGGTAAAACAAGATTGGAGACAAGTTGCTAATCCTAGTTTGAAATGTGGTGAAAAAGCGCCAGGTGAGAAAAAATCTCCAGCTAAATGTTGGCAAGGTTATGAGAGAGTTCCAGGAACTGCTAAAGGTACAAAAGGTAGTTGTAAAAAATCGCCTGCTAAAAAAGCAGAGCCAAGAAAAACTATTGGTAGAGGTAAAAACTTTAATAAAGCTAATCCTACTGGAACTGGAGCTAAAGCAGGCGGTGGTATGACACAAAAAGGTGTTAATGAATACAAAAGAAAAAATCCAGGTAGTAAATTAAAAACTGCAGTAACAAAAGATCCTTCAAAGTTAAAACCTGGTAGTAAAGATGCAAAACGTAGAAAATCATTTTGTGCTAGATCAAAAGGATGGACTGGCGAAAGAGGTAGAGCTGCTAGACGTAGATGGAATTGTTAAATATATATTATGGCATTTAAATTAAAATCTCCTTATGAGAAACAAACAACGCCAATATATATGGTAGATGACGAGAACGATGTTTTAGGTAGAGCTAACAATAATGGCACTATAACTATTAATAATAGAATAGATGATCCTAAGCAACTTGAGGAAGTTATAGATCATGAAGAAGTTCATGTTAATCAATTTAAAAGATTTGAAAAATCAAATGGTAAAAAAGGTTTAAACTATTCTGATACATCTATAGAGTGGGAAGGAAAATCTTATCCACGTAAAAACGGTAAAATAAAATACAAAGGCAAATGGATCATGGAAGGTAGTAAGTCGTTTCCGTGGGAACAAGAAGCATACAAAAAAGAGAAAAAATGAGTTTTGAAAGTTTAGTAAAAAAATTAATGAAAGAAGGCAAAAGCAAAACAGCAGCTACTAAAATTGCTGGATCTGTAGCTAATGCTAAAATGAAAGGTGCTGGCTCAGGGCCAACTGCAAAGCAAAAAGCTAGAGCAAAGTCACCAGCTACTAAAAAACGTAAGCCAACAGCTGTTATAAGAGACAAAAATAGAGTAGCTGATAAAAGTAGATCTTACACTGATAAAAAAGGTAAAAAAGTAGAAATAAAAACTTTCAAGCACGAAAAAGCTTATGACAGTGGTGTTAAAGATGATCCTAACAAGCCTTACCAGAAAAGAAAGTCTTCAAGATTATCAAACACTGTTGAACTACACAAAACAAAAACAAAAAAAGACGGAACTACTAAAACTAAAGTTAAAAGAGCTGCAGGTGGTACTAAAAAATCACAAAGACTGCATACTAAATTTGCTAAAGGAAAAAACAAAGAAGGCTCTTCTGATGTAATTGTCGAAAATAGAAAATCACCAACAACAATGAAAAAACAAGGATATAATGCACGTTTAGATGACTCTTTAGGAGCTAAAAACGGTAAGAAAAAACAATCAATGAAATCTCGTAGAGATGAATCTGAAGGTATGGAAAAGAAAATGAAAAATAAGAAGTTTTCTGGAAACAAGTCTAGTGCTCAAGGTAAAGCACCGGCTAAAATGAAGTCACCTGCTAAAAAACCTTTGGTTGGCGGACAAAAGAAATTACCAAAAGAACTACAAGAAGCAATATTAAAAGCTCCTGCTAAAATGTTATCTAAGTCAGGAATTAAAATGATGGATAAATCACCTGCTAAAATGAAAGCGCCAATGAAAAAACAAAAATCAAAAAGCACTGATGCGCATGGTAATGTTACTAAGACGACTGTAAAAGGTAACAAGAAAAAAGAAGTTACAAGAGTAAAAAGAGAATATGCTTCTAATGCTAAGCCTTTAGCTGAAAATCCAACAGTTAAAAGAAAAGGTAAAAAAAGATATGTAAAGAAAACTACATATGCTTCTAATGCTCAACCCTTAGCAGAGAATCCATCTAAAGTAAAAACAAAAGGAACTGCACCAATTAAAAAATCAAAGCAAAAAGTAGAGCAAGACTACGCTAGAAATGCTATTGCTGATTATAAGTCTGGAAAGAAAAAAGAAGCTAAGTACGAAAAGAAAAAAGCTTTAGAAATGGCAGCTGGTGAATCTCCTGCTAAAATGAAAAATCCTTCTAAGAAAAGAGCTAAATTGATGGATAAGGTAGAAAAGTTTGATAACTTATCTAACTTTAGAGGTAGACCTGGAAATTTAAAACCTAGAAAAAAAGACGTCTCAGCAAAAAGGTACGATAAAAGAATTGATAAAGGTTTTAAAAAAGCTGATAAAAAAATGTCTAAAGTTATGGCTATTGATTCTGCTGCTAAAATGAAAAAGTCTCCAAGTATGATGAAAGGTGGCGAAAAACGTAAAGTTAAAAAAATGGCAGTTAAACTAGGTTCTAGCGCTAGACCAGGTAAACGTACAGGTAACACTGAGTTTAAGCCAATGAAAATGGTACCGTATGAAAAGAAACATGAGATGGCGACCTTTAAAAGAATGAAGCCAATGAAAGAAGCTTCACCTACTAAAATGAAAAGTAATCAAGATGGTGGTGGATATGCAGCTAAGAATATGGCAGCTCCAGCTAGACAACTTAAAAAGTTAGGAAGTGTATTATCTAAGCATTTCAAAAGCAATAGATAATGGCTTTTAAAATGTCACCAATAGGTAAGAAAAAGTGTTCTTATTCTCCTATGCAGAAAAGAGGTTTAATATCAGATTCTCCAGTTAAACTAAGTGGCAATACTGTTTCTAGTACTGGTGAAGAAGAAGAAGAAGGACAGGCTAAATTAGTAGATAGACCCGCAGAGCAGACTGGCGGAAATGTCAATTATATGATTAGAGATGGTTATCAACCAAAAGGTGAGTTTGTTAATGATAAAGGCACTAGAATTGTCAAATATATGAATAAAAAAGGCGATACTCAATATCATAAGTTTAATAACACTCCTACTACGAAAGGTAAGTTACATCAAGTGATAGATCAAGAAACATATAGAAATCTTTTATCAAGGGGTGAAGGAGATAGAACGAAAAAATATCCTTTTTCTCGCGCGCAAGATGTAGCAGAAAGAGATATGTCAGGAGCTCTTAATCAATCAATGACTGCTCAAGTAAAAGGAGAAGGTATGGCTGGAAATTATGAAGCTGCAAACTAATGGAAAAGAAAACATTTAAAGAAACTAAAGTAGGGGCTTTTCTAGCTAGTAAAGCTCCTAAGGTTTTAGATGCTATAGGAGACATATTACCGAACCAAGGAACTCTTGGTGTAGTAAAAAATCTTATATCAAGTGATAATAAGATTAAGGCTGTTGATAAAGAGCAAGCTATGAAGCTTATAGAGCAAGATATAGCTGAAATGAAAGAAGTGTCAAGTAGGTGGAGATCTGATATGAAATCAGACTCTTGGCTTAGTAAAAACACAAGACCTCTAGCTCTTATATTTTTAACAGCATCAGCTGTGTTTATGATGGCTGTAGATTCTTTTCACTTGCAATTTCAAGTTGATGATGCTTGGATAAACTTATTAAAAACATTACTGGTAACAGTTTATGTAGCATACTTCGGAAGTCGTGGTGCTGAAAAAATAACAAAGATAAATAAATAAACATGAAAGGTTTAGAAGGAAATATGATGGCTCAACCAAGAGTGTTTGGCCACGACGCTAAAATAGTTACAGTTGGAGCAATAAATACATCAATACCAGCTATACAAGCTGTTGAAATAACTGCTGTAGGAACAGGTTATGCTTTATCAGAAGTAGGCGATGAACTAACTCAGTCGTCTGTAGCACCTTCAGGTGCAACTGGTATGAAAGTTAAAATAGGTTCATTAGTACTTTTAAGTACAAATCCAGATGTATACGGCGTAGCATCTGTTGAAATAACTGCAGCTGGTAGTGGCTATGATATAGATGATGTGATTACTTTAAACAATTCAGCTGGTGGTGGAACTGGGCTAAAAGTAAAAGTTTTAGCTAATGGTTTAACTTTACCAGGCCTATCAGTAGAAGATAGAGGAGCTGTTATATATAATGGAAATGCAGCACAAAGTGTTAAAATAATAACAGAAGCAGGTAATGCAGTAACATTTCCACTAGTACAACCAGGAACAGTCGTAGGTGATAAAGTTCCTATTTTAGCAAAAGGTGTTATATCGGGATCAAATTTGATAGCGGTATACTAAAACAAAAACAAACAATTAAATTAAATAAAATAAAATAAAATGGCAAAAGTAAAAAAATTAACTAAAAAAGAGTTAGAATCTGTACAAGAAGTATCTACTAAATATTCTAGACTTACATCAGATGTAGGTAATTTAGAATTAAATAAGCAAGACTTATTAATAGAACTTGCTAAAGTAAGACAAGAAATAGAAGCTGAAAAATCTACATTACAAAAAAAATATGGTGATGTTAATATAAACCTACAAACTGGAGAGTACAGTGAAAATAAGGAAGATTAGTATAGGCTCTGACTATAAGAATGAAGCTATGCATTATTCTACTGGTCAAGAGGTGTACGGAGGTCATATTATTAACGATATTCTTTTTGAAGATAAAGATCAATCATACAATATATTTATAAGTAAAGATGATGAAGTTTTACCTTGGAAAAAGTTTAATAAAAATATGGCTATATCAGTAGAGTATGATTTAAAATACTAATGAAAAGCTTATATAGTTTCATTGTTAAACCATTTAAAGACAGGTATGACAATATACGAAGAGTTGATGATAATAACCTTATTATCAATACTAGCATTGAAGATCATAGATTTATTAGTAAAAAAGCTGTAGTAGTTTCGACTCCTGCAGCTTATACTACTAAAATAAATATAGGAGATGAATTATATATTCACCATAATATATTTAGAAGATGGTATGATCAAAAAGGAAATGAACGTAATAGCTCGACTTATTTTAAAAAAGACCTTTACTTTGTTACTCCTGAACAAATCTATATGTATAATTTAAAACCTCATTTAGATTATTGTTTTATAAAGCCAATTAAAAACCAAAACTTATTAAAGGCTAGGAAAGAACAACCTAATGTTGGTATAGTAAAATATACTAATAATGCCTTAGAAGCTCTAGGAATAACACCTGGAACACTTATTACGTTTACACCCAACTCAGAGTTTGAGTTTATTATAGAGGGTGAACGACTTTATTGTATGAAATTAAATGATATAGCTTTAACGCATGAATACCAAGGAAACGAAAAAGAAAATAATCCAAGCTGGGCAAAAGGCAATTGAAGAACTAATTAAGGTAGCAAAAGAAAAGATCGTAGACTCAGACGACGACGTAAGCGCTGACAGACTTAAAAATGCTGCCGCTACTAAAAAATTAGCTATAATGGATGCTTTTGAGATACTACAACGTATTCAAGAAGAAGAAGATATGTTAAATGAAAAAACTAAAAAAGTTAAAGTAGAAAAAACTTTTAAAGGCTTTGCAGAAGGGAGAAGCAAATGACTCACGAACAAACGCTTTGGAAAGAAGTTAAAGATGTTGTAAACCCTAAAATATTATCTAAAAACAATAGGTTTAAAAAATGGGATTATGGTTATAATTCTGATTATGATTTTATAGTAATAAGTAAAACAGGTAAAATTGGACAAATCATTGAAATACAGAATCTCAGGATTGCTTTACCAACAGCAGATGAACCGTTTAAACGAAGCGAAAAAAAAGCGGAACAATATTGGGAAAAACAAGAATACCCAAAAGAATTAAGTAAAATTAAAAGTAGGTTTGATTGGGATGAATATCCAGCTGAATTTAAAGAAAAATGGTACGATTATATTGATAATGAATTTACTAGACGAGAAAAAGGATTTTGGTTTTGTAATAATGGTATTGATACTTACATTACTGGTACTCATTACATGTACTTGCAATGGTCAAAAATTGACGTTGGAGCACCAGACTTTAGAGAGTCAAACAGACTTTTCTTTATATTCTGGGAAGCTTGCAAAGCAGATACAAGATGTTATGGTATGTGCTACCTTAAAAACAGACGATCTGGATTCTCTTTTATGTCAAGCGCAGAGCTTGTCAACCAGGCTACAATATCTTCCGATGCTAGATTTGGAATACTTTCCAAGTCTGGAGCAGATGCCAAGAAAATGTTTACGGATAAAGTTGTACCCATATCAGTTAACTACCCGTTCTTTTTTAAACCCATTCAAGATGGTATGGACAGGCCAAAAACTGAATTGGCTTATAGAGTTCCAGCATCGAAACTTACTAGAAGAAAGCTTGAATCGAATGAACAGCTTAGAGAACTAGACGGACTTGATACAACTATTGACTGGAAAAATACAGGTGACAACTCTTATGATGGTGAAAAGCTAAAGCTATTAGCTCATGATGAAAGTGGAAAATGGGAAAGACCTGATAATATATTAAATAACTGGAGAGTTACAAAAACTACATTACGTCTTGGTTCTAGAATTGTAGGCAAGTGTATGATGGGCTCAACTTCAAACGCATTAGATAAAGGTGGAAGCAACTTCAAAAAATTATACTACAATTCAGACGTTACAAAAAGAAATAGAAACGGGCAAACATCTTCTGGCCTCTACTCTCTTTTCATCCCTATGGAATGGAGCTACGAAGGATTCATCGATACTTTTGGATTACCTGTCTTCGTTAGACAAGGAGCTCCAATCAAAGGAGTTGATGGTTACGAAATTACGACAGGAGTTATTGAACACTGGCAAAACGAAGTAGAAGGATTAAAATCTGATCAAGATAGTTTAAATGAATACTACAGGCAGTTTCCAAGAACAGAAGCACATGCTTTTAGAGATGAAGCTAAAGATAGTTTATTTAATTTAACTAAAATATACCAGCAAATAGATTACAACGAAGAATTAAATAACGCTGCATCAATAACACAAGGTAATTTTATGTGGCAAGATGGAATAAAAGATACTAGAGTTGTTTTCGTGCCTAGTACAAATGGTAGATTTATTATTAGTTGGGTACCTCCTAAAAATCTACAAAATCAAGTGATTATAAAAAATGGAATTAAATACCCTGGTAATCAACATATTGGAGCTTTTGGCTGTGACAGTTACGACATTAGCGGTACTGTTGATGGTAAGGGCAGTAAAGGAGCACTTCATGGATTAACAAAGTTTTCAATGGAAGACGCTCCACCAAATCATTTCTTTTTAGAATATATATCAAGGCCACAAACAGCTGAGATATTCTTTGAAGATGTATTAATGGCATTGCATTTTTATGGTATGCCAATACTTGCTGAAAATAACAAACCAAGGTTATTATATTACTTAAAAAGAAGAGGTTACAGAGGTTATTCTATGAATCGTCCTGATAAAATTTGGAATAAGCTTTCTACAACTGAAAAGGAAATAGGTGGAATACCTAACTCAAGTGAAGATATTAAACAGGCACACGCTGCCGCTATAGAAAGTTACATTGAAGAATACGTTGGTCAATTACAAGACGGATATGGAGATATGTATTTTCAACAAACATTAAAAGATTGGAGTGGTTTTAATATAAATAATAGAACCAAGTTTGATGCTACTATTAGTTCTGGCTTAGCAATTATGGCTTGTAATAAAAATAGATATAAACCAAATCCTGATAAAAAATACAAACCTATTAAACTAGGTATAAGTAGATATAATAACTCAGGAACAATTTCAAAAATAATAGAATAAATATATGCAAATTTCATACAACACTAATAGTTCTTTTCCCAGTCAGGTAGTACCAGATGCAGAAAAAGCTACTTTAGAATATGGTCTTGCTGTAGGTAGAGCTATAGAAGGAGAGTGGTTCAGAAACTATAGAGGTGGGGCAATGGGTAGTGGCTATGCCATTAACTATAATAACTATCATAACTTAAGGCTTTACGCAAGAGGCGAACAGTCTGTACAAAAATATAAAGATGAATTAGCAATTAATGGAGATTTGTCTTATTTAAATATAGACTGGAAACCAGTACCTGTTATTGCTAAATTTGTAGATATAGTTGTTAATGGTATGTCAGAAAAGTCTTACGAGTTAAAAGCTTTTGCAGTAGATCCATTTTCAATACAACAAAGAACTAAATACGCTAGAGATTTAATGCGTGATGTTCAAGAAAGAGAATTAGCAGAACAAGTTAATCAAACATTAGGTATAACCATTACGTCACCTCAATTTAAAGAATTAGGACTAGAGTCCGATGAAGAAGTTAAACTACATTTACAACTAGATTATAAGCAGTCTGTAGAAATAGCAGAAGAAGAATTATTAGAAGATGTGCTAAATAGAAATAAATACGATTTAACTAGAAGAAGATTAGCTCAAGATTTGACAGTGTTAGGAATAGGTGCTGTAAAAACTAACTGGAGTAAAGAAAAAGGTATAATAGTAGATTATGTTGATCCTGCTACACTAATATATTCTTACACAGATGATCCTAATTTTGAAGACATATATTACGTAGGAGAAGTTAAAAGCATAAATTTAGCTGATTTAAAAACTCAATTTCCATATCTTTCAGATGAGGAAATGGAACAAATACAAAAATATCCTGGCAATTCAGAATATCTAAGAAACTGGAGTGGTAGAAACGATCAACAAACAGTTCAAGTTATGTATTTTGAATATAAAACTTATTCTGATCAAGTATTTAAAGTTAAAAAAACAGCTACAGGACTGGAAAAAGCTTTAGAAAAACCTGATACTTTTAACCCGCCTGAAAATGATAATTTTGAAGTTGTATCTAGAACTATAGAAACTTTATATAGTGGAGCTAAAATATTAGGTCACCCTCTTATGTTGAAATGGGGATTAGCTGAAAACATGACAAGACCTTTTGCTGATACAACTAGAGTTAAAATGAATTATAACATATGTGCTCCTAGGATGTATAAAGGCCGTATAGAGTCAGTGGTTAGTAGAATTACAGGTTTTGCTGACATGATACAGTTGACTCATTTAAAGATACAACAAGTATTAGCTAGAATGGTACCTGATGGTGTATTCTTAGATATGGATGGTTTAGCTGAGGTTGATTTAGGTAATGGTACAAATTATAATCCAGCTGAAGCTTTAAACATGTATTTTCAAACTGGTAGTATAGTTGGTAGAAGTTTAACTCAAGATGGTGATCCTAACAGAGGTAAAGTTCCAATACAAGAATTACAAACTGGATCTGGTGGTGGTAAAATAAATACGCTAATACAAACTTATCAATATTATTTACAGATGATAAGAGATGTAACAGGTTTAAATGAAGCTAGAGACGGTTCAACTCCTGGTAAAGATACGTTAGTAGGATTACAAAAGTTAGCCGCTAATGCATCTAATACAGCAACTAGACATTTAGTACAAGCGATGTCGTATCTAACTGTTAGAACAGCAGAAAATGTATCATTAAGAATAAGCGACTCATTAGAATTTCCTTTTACAAAGCAAGCTTTAGAGAATAGTATATCAAGATATAATCTAGCTACTTTATCAGAAATAAGCGATTTAAATCTTCATGATTTTGGAATATTTATAGAGCTAGAACCAGACGAAGAGCAACAAGCTCAATTAGAAAAGAATATCCAAATAGCTTTACAATCTGGAGGAATAGATTTAGAAGATGCTATAGATCTTAGAGAGATAAAGAATATTAAGTTAGCAAATCAAATGCTAAAAGAAAGAAGAAGAAGAAAAGCAGAAAGAGATCAAAGAAATCAACAGGCTAATATTCAAGCACAGGCAGAAGCAAACGCTAAAGCTACAGAAGCATCGGCATTAGCAGAGTTACAAAAGCAACAAGGTATAGCAGAAACTACAGTAAATGTTGAAAAAGCTAAATCTCAACTAGATATAAGTGAGATGATGAAAAAAGCTGAAATAGATAAGCAGTTGATGGAACTTAAGTTTAGTTATGATATGCAATTAAAACAAATGGACTTGCAAGAAATAGCTACAAGAGAAAAATTTATTGAAGATAGAAAAGATAAAAGAACAAAACTAGAAGGAACTCAACAAAGTAAAATGATTAGTCAAAGAGCTAATAACTCTGCGTCTATTGACTTTGAAGATCCTTTTAACTCTTTGGTTGATTCAACACAAGGAGTTACACCTAGCATTGGTGGTGAGCAACCAATGTAATTATTAATTATTATATTATATTATGTCAGAAAAACTTAAAGAAGAGAAGGTTGAACCTTTAAAAATTAAAAAACCTTCTTTTAAAAAAATAGAAAACAAAGAATACAAAGTAGATTTAACTAAAAAACCAGAAAATGCCGTTCAAGAGTCAAGCACAACGAAAGTGGATGTGGGCCAACGATCCGCAGATGGCGAGAAAGTGGGAGAAACACACGAAAAACAAACCACTGCCGTTGAGGGTAAAGAAGAAGAAATAAAATCTCCTATTACAGAAATAGTAGAAGAAAAAACTGATGAGCTTGAAAGAGAAGTAAAAGAAGCTAAAAGAGACGAAAAATTATTAGGTAAGCAATTACCTGAAAATATTGAAAAACTAGTTTCATTTATGGAAGAAACTGGTGGAACAGTTGAAGATTATGTTAGATTAAATGCTGATTACAGCAAAGTAGATAATGACACATTGCTACAAGAGTATTACAAGCAAACAAAACCACATTTAGATAGAGAAGAAATAAACTTTTTATTAGAAGATAAATTTTCTTTTGACGAAGATGTGGATGATGAAAAAGAAATTAAATTAAAGCGGTTAGCCGCTAAAGAAGAAATTGCTAAAGCCAAAAACTTTTTGGAAGAAACAAAGAGTAAATATTACGACGAAATCAAGTTGAGACCCGGCGTAACTCAAGAACAACAAAAAGCTATGGACTTTTTCAATAGATACAACAAAGAACAAAAAGTAGCTGAAGAGCGACATGATAGATTTGTAGAGCAGACAAATAAAATATTTTCTGATGAATTCAAAGGTTTTGAATTTAATCTTGCAGAAAAGAAGTTTCATTATAATGTTCAAAACACATCTAATGTTGTTGAAAAACAGTCAAACTTAAACACTTTTGTTAAGAAGTTCTTAAACAATGAGGGTGAAGTTGTTGATGCTGTAGGTTATCACAAAGCTATGTACGCCGCTGATAACGCAGATACTATTGCTAATCATTTTTATGAGCAAGGCAAAGCCGATGCTTTAAAAGATGTTATGGCTAAATCTAAAAATATAACAAATGAACCTAGGCCACAAGCTGGAGGTGATGTGTTTGTTAATGGTTTAAAAGTAAGAGCAATTAGTGGTGCAGATAGTTCTAAGTTGAAATTTAAAGTAAAAAATAAAAACAACAACTAAAAACATAAAACATGAGTTTTAACATAGGTGGGTCTTTTCCCGCATCAATCGTACCTATGCCAAGCAAAGTTACTGTACAAGACAATTATATTGACTTTCAGGAAGCTGGTTTTGCACAATGGTCACAACAATATCTACCTGAGCTTTATGAAGCTGAGATAGAAAGATACGGAAACCGAACAATCGGAGGTTTCTTGAGAATGGTAGGCGCTGAAATGCCTATGACATCTGATCAAGTAATTTGGTCTGAACAAAATAGACTACACATTGCTTATGACACTGTTCAATTAGCAAATGGTGGTGGTGGTTTTCCTGAAGTTACAGCAACTATTACTAAAGGTGCTAGTAACCCTACTACTTCTGGTATTAGAGTTGGTGCTACAATTTTAGTTTCTGATAACGCTACTGGTTTAGTTACTACTAAATTATTAGTAACTGCTTTAGCTAACAACGGATATACATTAACATGTCACGCATATGAAGGAGGAGCTTTACCAGGTGCTTTAGTAACTGGTGCTGGTTCTAACAGTTTATTTGTTTATGGTTCTATGTTTCCAAAAGGAAGTCAAGGAATGGAAGGAGCTCTTGAGCCACAGTTAACTACTTTTAAAAATTCTCCAATTATCATGAAAGATAATTATGAGATAAGTGGTTCTGATGCTGCTCAAATTGGCTGGATCGAAGTTGCTACTGAAGACGGAACTTCTGGATACTTATGGTATTTAAAAGCTGAATCTGAAACTAGATTAAGGTTTCAAGATTATCTAGAAATGGCAATGGTAGAATCTGTACCTAATGACAATGCTGCTACTTTTGGAACTAATTTTGGTCCTACTGGAGCAAATGGTTCTGCTATATATGGAAGTACTGGTTTATTTTCTGCTATAGAAACTAATGGAAATGTATACTCTGGTTTTGCTGGAGCTGCTGCTCCTGGTTCTGGTGCTTTAGGTGATTTTGATGAAATACTTAAAAACTTAGACAAGCAAGGTGCTATTGAAGAAAACATGCTTTTCTTATCTAGAGCTACTGCTCTTGATTTTGACGATATGTTAGCTGCTACTAACGGTGGATTTGCTTCTACTCAAGCTGCTTCTTATGGTTTATTCGAGAATGATGGCGACATGGCATTAAACTTTGGATTTTCTGGATTCAGAAGAGGTTCTTATGACTTCTATAAAACTGACTGGAAATATCTAAATGATGCTACTACTAGAGGTCTTGATAATGAGATTGATGGTGTAATGGTACCGGCTGGTACTACTACAGTATACGATCAAATGCTAGGATCTAATATCAGACGTCCTTTCTTACACGTAAGATATAGAGCTTCTGAAACTGAAGATCGTAGAATGAAGTCTTGGATCACTGGATCTGTTGGTGGTGCTTTCACTTCTGATTTAGATACAATGAGAGTAAACTTCTTATCTGAAAGATGTTTAGTTACTCAAGCTGCTAACAATTTCGTATTGTTTAAAGGAGCTTAAATAGTATATAATGTGGGGAGCAATCCCCACTTTATTAATCTTTAAATAATAAAAATTATGGCAAGTAGAATTAAATTTCCTTACAATGGAACTACAACAGCTGTTAGCCCTGACAACGCAAATACGACTTTGTCGTTAAACGTAGATGGTGCTTATGCTGTTACCCAAGATAGTGGAAATCTTTTCGTTCATTACGAAGATACAATGGGAGGTGGCAAATCACTAAAAGTGGAGCTAGATTACGTTGGATCAAAAGCTATCATCGCAGATGCAGCAAGACTAATGAATCTTATAAAAACAGTTCAACAACAACCTGGTAGTTGTCCTATATTTAAACTAACTGACGACGTCCCTGGTGTATCTACACCTGCAAACTTTAGACTAGAAAAGCAAACGCCTTTCACAGCTCTTAGAGGAGACGCGGTATAAAACAATTATTATGGGTTATATATTAGTACCAATAGACAAAGATCAACCATTAGCTACTTCAGCTCTTAAAAATGTTGCTAACGCTACTGGCGGTGGCACGGTTACTGGAACTGGAGCGTCAGCTGCTCAAGATTTAACTGCTGTTACAGGAGTTGGATCAGGTGGAAAAGTAACAGTTGCAAAAGGTGGTGATGCTACTATAGCAACTGCTACTATAACAGTTACTGTAGCAGGTGATAACTACTCTATAGGAGATGTTGTTTCAATACCAGCTATTACAGGTGGTACCGCAACAAAAACTGATGCGGTAGCATTTTACACTATAGTTGATGGAGACTTAATTGGAGATTCAACTGATCAAACAATACCAGTTGGTGATGTGTTATTTGCACAGCCAAATGATGACGATGAAGTTGATTTAATTACAAGAAACTGGAATACTGGAACTAACGGTGGCGCTAACGCAGATGTCACTAGTTACACTATTAAAGTTACTGGTGGTGCAGCTATATCTGACGAGGGTGATTTAGCTTATGACGCTGATGGCGCATTAGTTAAAGAAGCTCAAGGGCATTTAGTGCCTGAGATAGTTTGGAACTCTGCTGTTGTAGACAGCGGTAATTCTGGACTTAGCGTTACTTATACTGACTAAAAAAATAAAGATCCCGTTTCGGCGGGGTCTTTTTATTTATTATATTATATTATATTATGGAAACAAAAGAAAAGAAAAAGACTGCGCCAAAGGCTGCAGCAAAACCTGAAGTAAAAAAAGATCTTTGGGAATATAAAGATAGAAATTATTACTTAATGGGTAATAAAACGCCTTTAACATATACGTTACCTAGTAGGCACTCTCGTAGATTTAGTTTGGTTTGGTTTGATCCAGAGCTAGGTTATGAAAGAGAAATGAGATATGCTACTAATCAAAAATCTTGTTTTGTAGATGAACAACAAGGTCCTTGCACTTTAAAACATGTAGTTTTTGAAAAAGGTATGTTAACGGTCCCAAAACAACAAAGAAATTTGCAAGAGTTTTTAAATAAACATCCTCACAAAGGTATTATTTTTCAAGAATTTGATCCTGTTTTAGAAGCTGTTGATGAGTTAGAATATATAGAATACGAAATGACAGCCTTAAACTTAGCTTATGAAATGGATATAGATAAATCAGAAGCTATATTAAGAACAGAAATAGGTTCAGAAGTAAATAAATTAAGTTCTAAAGAGCTTAAGAGAGATATACTTTTATTTGCTAAAAGAAATCCAGTATTACTTATTTCATTAGCAGAAGATGAAAATGTAGAACTTAGAAACTTTGCTATTGTAGCTAGAGAACAAGGAATTATTACTCTAGATGGTGATCAAAGAACATTTAAATGGGCGGCGAATGGTCGTAAATTAATGACTACCCCATTTGATGAAAGTCCTTATTCAGCTATGGCTGCTTGGTTTAAAACCGATGAAGGACTTGAAGTTTATAACTCTATACAGAAAAAACTTAAATAACAAGTGATTATAATAAAGGTGGTTTAATCGCCACCTTTTTTTAAAAATATTAATATGGCAATAAACGTAAATACGGTATATACAACAGTACTTAGCATATTGAATAAAGAGCAACGTGGTTATTTAACTCCAGATGAGTTTAATAAAGTTGCTACACAAGTTCAATTAGAAATATTTGAAAAGTTTTTTGAAGACTACAACCAATATTTACGTATGCCAAAAACAGATGTTGATTATGCTTCACGTATGGATCACATATATGAAGAGTTTCAATTATTTATAGAAAGCAACTCAGCTTCAGCTGTAAATGGAAATATATATAATCAACCAATAGAAGGTACACCTGCTAATGCTAATCCTGTTCATAGACTAGGCTCTATAAACTATAATTTAGGCAAAGGTGCTCCTCAAATAGAATTAGTAGGTAGAAGCGAATATACACAGCAAACTCTATCACCGCTGACTTTACCTACTTCTAATTTTCCAATAGGTATATATACTAATAATAAGATAACGGTTTATCCTCCTTCTACAGGAACACCAGCTGTAACTGATGTAACTTTTAATTATATTAGAAAACCAAAAGATGTTGTTTGGGCTTTTAGTATAGGTACAGCAGGTCAATATGTATATGAACCAACTACTACGGGAACTGGTGTTATTCCTAGTACTGGATCTGTAAATTTTGAGATAGATGAAACTCAACAAACTGAAGTTATTCTTGAAATATTAAAATACTCTGGTGTTATAATAAGAGATCCACAAGTTATTCAAGCCGCAACAAGAGAGTTAGCGGAAGAAGAAGTAAATACAAAAAGATAATAAAACATGGGACTAATAAAACAAACAGCTTCACAATATTATGATGGTCAAGTAAATTATACTCCGGCAGCTGCTAATAATACAAATGTTTTAACATGGCCTAATACAATGACTCCTTTAATATGGGATGCTACAGCCACTCAAACATCTATAGATAATTATAAAGTATTTGTAGATAATGTTGAACAAACTATAGAAACATCACCTTATTTTTTAACAAGAAGTTTATCTACAACTATTGTTAACGGAGTATCAACTCAACAATTAACACTTACTTCAACTCCTGAAGTTACAGCAATTAACCAAACAGTTACAGGTGCTGGTTATCAAATTGGTAGTATTTCACAAACAACTGGAGGTAGTGGAACTGGATTAAGTATATTAATAAATAATACTAACGGTAATGGAACTATATATGAAGCAGGTTCTGGTTATACAAATGGAAATGTAGTAACACTAACAAGTGGTAACGGTGGTGCTAAAGTTGCTGTTACTGTTACTCAGACAGCTATACCAGCTGGATCAGATATAACAATTAAGCTTAATAATCCTTCTTTATGGGACAATTATAAAAGCTATCAGTATACTAGCTTAATAGACATCGTAAATAACTTTATGGTTGCTTATGTAGGTACTGACAAAATAGTTCCTAGAGTTAAAAGATCTGATGTTATATTCCATGCTAAGCGAGGATTACAAGAGTTTAGCTACGATACTTTAAGAAGTGTTAAATCTCAAGAGTTAACAATACCACCAAGCTTATCTTTAGTCTTACCTCAAGATTATGTAAATTACGTTCAACTTTCTTATATAGACGATGCTGGTATAAAACATATTATATATCCGACCCGTTTGACTAGTAACCCTCAACAAGTACCTTTACAAGATGACCAAGGTATTCCTACTCAAGATATATATGGTAATAATATACAAGCTGTTCAATCACTTACTAACAGCAGATGGAGAGCTGAAGATCAAGATTTATTAAATGGACAATTTAATTTAGATGCTCAGTCAAATCCTGGTGTTTATAATTGGGCTTGGTGGAAAATGGCTTATGGCCAAAGATATGGATTAAATCCAGAAACAACACAAACTAATGGATGGTTTACTATTGATGAAAGAAGAGGTGTGTTTGCTTTTAGTAGCAACTTAGCTAATAAGCTTATAATATTAGAATACATATCTGATGGTTTAGCGTATGATGAAGATACCAAAATACCTAAATTAGCTGAAGAAGCTTTATATATGTATATATTATATAATATAATAGCGGTAAGATCTAACTTTCCAGAGTACGTAGTTCAAAGATATAAAAGAGAAAAAAGTGCTAAACTAAGAAATGCTAAAATAAGATTAAGCAACATAAAATTAGAAGAATTTACTCAAGTTATGCGAGGCAAATCTAAATGGATTAAATTTTAAATATGGCTGAATTAAAAAATACTTTTACTAAGTCTAAAATGAATAAAGACTTAGACGATAGAATAGTACCTGCCGGAGAATATAGAGATGCGCAAAACGTAAATATAAATAAATCTGAAGGAGCTGATGTTGGCGCTTTAGAAAATGTAAGAGGCAACTCTTTATTAACTAATTTTAATATATCTAATGGAGATTTAGATCAATTAAATATAGAAGCAATAGGTCTTCACACTGATGACGAGACCCAAAGAATATTTGTTTTTGCAACTAACTACACAGATACTACTCCAACTAGATTAGGAATGCACGCTGCTGCTGCTAAATCTACATGCTATATAGCAATGCGAGATTTAAATAGTGGAACTGATAGTATATTAGCAAATGGAAGTTTTTTAAATTTTTCTAAAACTCACAGAATAGATGGTATTAACGTTTTACAAGGTTTTTTATATTTTACAGATAATAGAAATCAACCTAGAAAATTAAATATAAAAACAGCTGTTGAGAACCCTAATTATTATAGCTGTGAAGAAACAGTAAGTATATTAAAAATAAATCCTTGGAAAACTATGAGATTTTATAACATTAATAATAATGTTGTAGAGTCTACAATGAGAAATGTTAGTAATGAATTTTTACCTTTTTACCTAGAAGGATTATGTAATACTGCTAGCGGTGATTTGACAGTTAGTAAAAACAATACTGAAATAACTCTTGATATTAACGTACCGAGTAACTGG